GCTTGCTCAACATCTACGCGCAGGAATTGGCGCTGCAGTTAATTGAGGACGACAATTGCCCACAGTAAACCAAGAATTACTTGACAGGATCATCCGCTTCCAGGTGGACCTACGAAGGTTGGAGGCGGGGACAAAGAGACAGGTGCTTGAACAGCTTGAAGGATTGCAACGCCTCCTCCTGGGCGAATTGGCGAGCGGTGAGATCCGCACGTTTTCCAAGGCAAAGACCCAGGAACTAATCAACCGTATAACTCCCATACTTGCTAGACACTACGCAGCAGCCCAGGAAGAACTACAGGACCAACTAACGGGCCTCGCATCGGTGCAGGTCGAGAATGCAGAGAACACGTTAAAGACAACGGTTTTTGTTGATCGGGAAGTGGTACTTCCTTCTGAGACCCTTATCTCCCGAGTGGCGAACAATGTCCTCATAGATGGCGGTCCGCTTGCCGCGTGGTGGACCAGACAAACGCAGGACATACAATTCAAAATGTCCGCAGCCATTCGTGAAGGGGTGCTTCTGAATGAAACCAATGATCAGATAATAAGCAAGGTCATTGGTCGGGGCAATGAGCCGGGCATATTGCCGATCGCAAGGCGAAACGTTGCGTCCCTGGTGCAGACTGCAACGCACCAGGTGAACAACGACGCGCGGCAATTGGTGTATGAAAAGAACGACGATGTGATCAAGGCATTGATCTGGTTCACGGCACTGGATGAACGGGTTTGTCCTTTGTGTATTGCCCGATCAGGTAAGAAGTGGCGCAACGGCGCGGAGCATACTCCGATCGGCCACACGATCCCGTTCCAGGTTCCACCCATACACTTCAATGATCGGTGTGTGCTGCTTCCGGAAACATTAACGTTTGAGGAAATGGGGCTTGATATGCCGGAGCCGGAGATAGGCGAACGTGCTTCCGACTTGGGCCCACTGTCAGCGGATACTACAATGGAACAATACTTGCGGCGGGTGTCGGATGCCCAACAAAATGAAATGATGGGCGCAGGCCGTGCGCAGCTATGGCGCGACGGCAAAATAACCTTGGGACAGTTGCTTGATGGCCGGGGAAGAGAATTAACCCTTGAACAGATACGGGAACGCCACTTGCGTTAGAATGGCACGTATGTTATAAAGGGCGCATTATATGGCTACTCAGTTCTGAGTGGTTCCTTAATCGCCAACGGCGAGGCTGGCAACGTCAGCTTATAGTTTTACAATCAATCCTAAAGGGATATAAAAATGGCACTAGAATTGCATGTTGACTCGTTAGATTCACTTGATGAAACAGTAAAAGGTTTTTACAAAGAATCTGACAAAGGCGGCTTTACTTTAGATGTTTCAGGTTACAAAGATCCAGACCCCGACGGCCTAAAAACAGCTTTCGAGAAACAAAAGGACTTGGCCAAGAAATCTAAAGAAGAACTAAACACGCTGAAACAAACACTCAAAGACTTGCAAAGCAAGTACGATGGAATAGACCCTGAGAAAGTCAAGAACCTGCTTTCTAAGTTGGAAAACGACGATGAAGCAAAACTTTTGGCCGAGGGCAAGATAGAGGAAGTTGTAAGCCGAAGAATGCAAAAGCTTTCCGACGAATATGAACGGAAGCTGGCGGACGAGAAAAAGCTTGCAGAGCAGGCAAACGGCAAAGCAACCAGTTTCGAGAATCTGGTTCTTGAAAACAATATTCGATCAGCGGCGGTTGAGGCAGGACTACACAAACATGCGGTCGAGGATGCAATTATTAGGGCACGGAGCATTTTTACGTTGGACGAAAAGGGCCAGGCGGTCCAGATCGAAAACGGGGAAGTGGTTCTAGGCAAAGACGGCAAGCAGCCGTTTTCTCCCAAAGATTGGTTAGATGAAATGAAGGAACGTGCGCCACACTGGTTTCCCGCTGATAATTCAGGCGGCGGTAGTGGGGGCAATAAGAACAGAACCGGGGTAGGAAAAGATTTAGGGGGCCTCAACCCAAGAGAACGGCTACTTGCGGCGAGGCAACAAGGGAAATAATTTTTCTTAAATAGGAAGGTACACAATGGCATTAACACTATTAGAAGCGGCCAAACTTGAAAGCGGCAACGCTATCCGTTCGGCTATTATCGAAATGTATGCAGGCTCAAGCGACATCTTGGCCAATCTGCCTTTCGAGAATATCACAGGTAATTCTATTTCATACAACCAGGAAGCGAGTTTACCTGGTGTCGGCTTCCGTGGTGTTAATGAGGCATATACCGCAAGCACTGGTGTATTGAACCCATTGACCGAACGGCTTGTTATTGCCGGTGGTGATTTAGATGTCGACAAATTCATCGTCGATACCCAAGGCGAAGCACAGCGCACCGTTCACGAAGAAATGAAGGTTCGCGCTTTGGGCCTTGCCTGGACTCGCAAGTTCATTAAGGGTGACACAACAACCGACGTTCGAGAATTCGACGGACTGCAAACACGCGTTACCGGCAACCAGGTAATTTCTGCAGGCAGCACCGCGAACGGCGCAGCGCTTTCTCTTGCTAAACTTGACGAAGCGATTGATCAGACTTTCCAACCAAGCGCTTTGATTATGAGCCGGGCAATGGCGCGTAAATTCAGTGCGGCAACACGCGCTACCGGGGTGAGTGGTTACATCACCTGGGACCGTAACGAGTTGGGCCGTCGGGTCATGGCTTACAACGATCTGCCGATCTGGACAGTTGACTTGGATAATGAAGAGAATCCAATTCTACCGTTCACCGAAGCAGCATCTAGTGGTACCTCAACCGCTACATCGATCTACATTGTCAGCTTGGGCCCAATGGGTCTAACAGGCATTCAGAATGGCATGGTAGACGTGCGCGACTTGGGCGAACTGGAGAGCCAGCCAGCATTTCGGACTCGTGTCGAGTGGTACAACGGTTTGGCAATTTATCATGGCCGTGCAGTTACCCGCTTGCAGCATATTGGTGACTTGGCTATCGTAGCCTAAGACTGATTTAATTCACGATTAAGACATTTAAAGGTTAAATAAGATGGCAAATGAATTCTCACAGTTTCAATACGACGACGCGCTAAACCTGAAGGACGCTGGTTTAGTTGCTTCTACGGCAGCGGGTGCTACCATCCTCGACTTGGGCCCAGGTATCGTTGACGGCTTCATCGTTCTCGATGTTACGGCGGTTGAAGTTGCGGACGGTAACGAGATTTATGATATTTCCCTGGAAGGGTCTAACGTTGCCGCCATGACTTCGGGCAGTGTTACCTTGGCAACCATCGAAATGGGCAATGCAGCGGCTCCCGCTGATGCGGATACTGCCACAGGTCGCTTCGCGGTTCCTTTCCGTAACGAGCAAAACGGCACCGTTTATCGTTATGTCCGTATTCATACCGCAGTTGCCGGCACGGTGGCAACAGGTATTAATTACAGCGCTTTTTTGGCTAAACGATAAGGTGACACGTATGCGGACCGTTTACGATGAAAAAGGTGAAAGTTTCACAATTGATTCGGTAGACGCGCGGGAATATTTGGCAACGGGGCGGTTCTTCAGTGAGCCGCCCCAGCCAGAAAAGCCGAAACCTGCACCGAAACCTACACCGAAACCCAAAAAAGAAGCGAAGCAAGAAGCGAAGCAAGAAGCGAAGCAAGACGCAAAGTAAAAGGAGTGTGAAATGGCTTTTGACAAGTCTCTAGTAACTACTGAGCTAATAAATCCGAATGTAAAACGTTTTAGGACGGCTTCCACTGGTTTTATCGGGGAGACATTTAACATACTCCGCTATGGCGCGACAGGAGGCCCAGACGATTCAGAAGCAGTAGAGGCAGCAGTACAAGCGGCTTCCGTAAAAGGGGGAACCGTTTATATTCCTTCCGGCACATGGTACTTTGACAATATTTCTGTACTGGATAATGTGGTTTTTTGTGGCGCAGGCTATTTATGTACCACGGTGAGGCCGGTTGACGGATCGACCAACGCTATATTCAAAATGAAGTCTGCCGGGATTCTGGAGGGCAGCGGCTTTTCTCATATGTACCTTTTGGGCAATGGAACCGATCAAGGCCACGGCATCGACATTAGTGTTGCGACTAAGTGGCAATTTAGCCCAGGTAATGTAGGACTTAAAGTAGAAAATTTTAACATAGGGATATATTGCAGCCAGAACGACAGACGGCCTTATTTTTCGGATGCGAATATTTGGAACAATAACATAGGACTTTACACAGGCGGTAGTCATACCCAGCTTGACAACATTGATTTCCGAGGCAATACGATTGGATTGTCAGGCGACGATATGTATGATATGCAAATCGAGAACTGCAGCTTTGTTCGCAATGGGCACGGCATCCTTCCGGACGATTTCTCTGGTGGTGGGACCATTCTGCAGACATTGATAACGGGTTGTCAATTTTTTGGGAACCACCAGGGCGGCGCGGTTGTTGGATCTAGGGTTAAATTTGTGAACTGCTTGCTAGTTTCAACTACAGAAACCAGCACAGAAGCAGATTCGTTTGGAATCAAATTCACTAATTCAGATTCAGGTTGGATAGGAGGGATCGTCAATGCTGAAACCGGGGACGGTTTTGGGGACTATGCTTTCATTATTGATTGCCAAGAGAACTGTGACATTCAAGGGGTTACATTCAATATAAACCGGTTTGTGAGAACAGACCCGGTCCGTTCGACATATCGAAGGATAAAAGTTGACAATAATGTTGGGAATGTGACTCATGGTCGGTTCGCCTACTTGCAAGCAGGGGCAAACGGTTTTCAGGGATGCAGCGTTAGCGGTAACCACATTGGAATCATAGGTGTTCAGGCGGATTATGTTAGCGACCTAACGACAGGGGATGGGTTTTTGGAGGTTAACCTGAGCCATCCAGACATAGGGAATAAGTTTATAGGAAACATTTTCCATGCTGTGAATGATGGAATTCTAGCTTATGCTTATGATTTGTCCGCAAGTGGTTGTATCGTCAAAGACAATATTTGCCGTAAAACAGCGGGCTTTAATCTTGCGTCAACTGACGTTGATACGGTCAACTCTGACAATCTTTTCCATGCTGAGACCTAACGGATGGCATTAATAGTCGAAGACGGAACCATCGTGACGGGGGCGGAGAGCTATGTCTCCGTTTCCGATGCGGACACGTATCACGCCAACCTGGGAAATGCAGCTTGGGCCTTACTCAGCACAGCAGAGAAAGAGGAAGCGCTACGCGGTGCAACCCAATACATGCTTCAGAAATATGGCGGCAGCTGGTTGGGCTACCGGGTAAACAGTACGCAGGTTCTTGATTGGCCCAGGCAGTTCGTTCCAATCAGTGACTTGCTTTATATTGAATACGTGACGAATACCACGATTCCCGACGAAATAAAAAACGCTTGTGCGTCCCTGGCTCTTCGGGCGAACACGGAAGAGTTGCTGCCTGACGAAGAACAACAAGTTTTACGTGAGAAAGTGGACGTGATTGAGACTGAATACGCAGAGTTCAGTACCGCACGAAAGAAATATACTGAGGTCGATCTGATGCTTAAAAAGTACCTGTCTAATACTGCGGGCGCTCTTCAGATGATTCGAGTGTAATGGGAACATATGATCGACAAATTGCCACGGCCCTGAAATTGATCCGGGAGAAAGGTCGGCCGGTTAATATTGCGCGGGAAGGCCATAGCACATATGACCCCGCAACACAGCAGGCTGCCTCGACGGGCATGACGAACTTAACGCTTCAAGGGGTAACGACTCCGGCAACTCAGGGCAAGATCGAAAGTTTTGAGATCACGTTTGCGGACCGTGAAACGCTTGTTTCGCGCGAGTTACGATTCCTGATATGTGCTGCAAGTGGTGCGACGTTTCGCCCAAAGGAGAGCGACGTAGTGACGATTGACGGCGATGATTTCCACATCCTGGGAACGACTCGGGTATCAATCAACGGCGAAGACATTATTTATAGATTTGGCGTATACAGGTGATATCAGACATGAGTCCAGGCTTTTCGTGCAACAATCACACTGACGCAGGGTTGCGAAACGTGAAAAATTTCGGCTATGGTTTTCTGCGGCGTACCTTTTCGGGAGAGTGCCCGGATTTGATCGTGACTGGGAAAC